CATAAGAAAGGCTACTTGACATACACAAGTTGTCAAGGCCACGACGATTCCAGACACAGGTATATAGGAGTCGTATTTAATACAAAAGAGCAGAAGCAAGAATTTATAGAAGAAGTGAATAAACTTGGTTGTGATATTTACTGGTATGACAACGCAATAAATACAGTCGAAAGGCCAAAGAAACCAGTACCTTGGTGGTCTGACGCAATACACCTACATATAGTTTACGATGATTTCTCGTTCGCTAACTCTCCTATTGCAGACAGGAGAGATAAACCATACACCGACGAGGATCTTACCAAGTTTTGGAATATTCAAATGAATCGTGAATATACTCATTACGAATCAATCGTATTTACGTTTGGTTACCCAATGGTAGAAAGAAACATATGGGAAAGAATTAAGAAGTTATTTTTCTATAATCACTATAAAGTCACCAGTGCATATCTAGATTTTTGTGATAAGGCACAATTACTAAAGGAATACGAGGCATAATGAAAGAATGGAAAATCAGGCAGCAATATTTCAGTATGGTCAACGGAGATGCAGAATATAAAGATGATCTGAGAGACGTAGAAATTAATTTAGTAGAAGGCGAGGATATTATTACAGAAGCAGTTCGCCACTTCGAAGAATATGTAGATGAATGGATCTACCCATCTAAATCTTATGTAGTAGCGATTTGTTATGCGACATGGATTGGTGATGATTTTGAAGAAGATTTCTATGATACATTAAACGACTCAGAACTATTACCGCACGATCCTTACTTTGTTCCATACGATGAAGATCGTTATACGTATGATGCTATTCTTGATGCTATCGGTGAAGTTGATATGACTGGTATGGTGCCAGATATATATGAATATTACAAAGAAGAGATTTTAGAATCTGTAGATGAATGAATTATGAAAAGCTACAAATAGAAGGATACGATCATTTTAATGATCCACGACTCTTTACTTATTTAAAGTGGTTCTATAGATGTCCAATGATAAAGAATCATGGAGCGAAATATCCAATTCATTATTGGCCAATAGGTTTGTGGCTTTTAAGAAAAACTCAAAAGAAAATAAATCGTTTAATTTTAAAAGACAAAGATTCTATTTTTGGTAATGTAGATGCTTGGAGAGGTATAGATCAACAAACAGATACATGGCACACAGATCATATAGAAGGATCTAATATAGCTTTCTTAATGTATTTAACAGACATGGATGAATCAACTGGTGGCGGGATTGAAATCAAAAGAGAAAATTCACCCAATCGTGTTACAATATATCCAAAGAAATATGATATCGTGGTTTTAAATCAAACGGACGAATTTAGGCATAGAGTGATAAACTTAAAAAAGACTATAAATAGAGATGTGGCAAATATAGAATTTAATATTATGGAAAGGTGAAAATATGGATAATCCAAGTATTGTAAAAATTCATCCAACTCACATTTTAATTAAAGATAATCTTCCTTTTACAGACGAAGAAATGGATGAACTAAGAATATGTGCTCATGCTACATGGACTCATCATTATGAGCACGGCATTGGAGAGCCAGGATATCATGTAAACTCAGATCCTTTTCCTTTATTTACAGAAGAAAACATTAAGCTGTTTCCAGTCTTAGATAAGGTGAGAGAAGAGTTTAAAAAAGGTTTTCTTGAGCTCGCCGAATCGTATGAAGGTAATACTCTTACAAAACAACAAATCGATGAAATGATAGCAAACCAACATGGGCAAATGCCTGTCATGAAAGAAGGCGATTATATTGCTTTGCATACACATCCTGGTTCATTAGCATATGGTTTATTCTACTTAGATGATGTTGATAATGATAAGGAAGGTGGAGTACTACAACTTTGGGATCCGTCATTTCATACAAATCCCGGCATGAGAAATCCTCAGATCTATGAGGTGGATACGAGAGCTCGAAGAATGGTTATTGTCCCAACTTATATCTGGCACAATGTCACTCAATACTTTGGTAATGAAAGAGTAACTGTAGTTTGTAACCTGTCAATTCACCCGGACGTGGAAAGAATCATGACTTATAATGGTGTGAAAACAGAAGGCCATGAAAGTGGCTACGATCCGGCGCAGGTGTGATATGATTATTGAAAACTTATGGCCTACTCAAGTAGCAAAAGGTAAGTTTAATGTGCCCGGTCTTGCTGAGCATATTCTTACTGAGTATGATTTGCAATCACCGCCTAGCGATCTTGGCGGCTATAACATTATGGATGACGGCTCGGATGTTATTATTGACTTTGAAGAGATGGTTTATCAAAAGTTTGATGAGTATTTGAAGAAAACTATAGGTAAAAAGATTACAGACTATCGCCAGTATGAGATGAAAGGATGGATAACCGGCCACGGCAAAGATTATTCTATGACAATTCATAATCATTCCGGAGCTCATTTGTCGGCAGTCTTTTATGTATTAGCAGAGGATCGGAGTTCTGGTGGGGATATTGTTTTCTCAGATCCAAGAAGTAATGCTAATAGAGGATATGATGAGTGGTTTGATCCTATGTTTGAAAGACATCACCACCAACCAGAAACTGGAGATTTTATGATATTTCCAAGTTTTACATATCATCATGTTAACCCGTATTATTCGTCATTACGAATATGTGTTCCCGTAGATCTTTATTTGTATAGAGGTTAAAACATATAAATAAGACAGAGTACCATAAATAAAGCAATCAAATAAATAAGGTTGTCAACTTAACCAAAATGGAGATGAAATAATGGCTTTCTCATACAGCACAACTGTTACTAACCTGAAGGTTAGAGATCAGGTAAACAGCGAAGGCGTTACTCTAAGCAACGCTGTTGTTCAAACATATTGGAAACGCACAGGAACGGATGCAGACGGCAACGAAGGTACCTTTTCAGGCGCAACTCCTTTTACAGCAGAAAACGTGCCTGCTGGTTCTTTCGTAGCTTTTGAAGATCTTGAAGAAGCTACTGTAGTAGGTTGGATCAATGCAGTAATTGATGCAGACTCAACTTATAAAGCTCATATTGATGAACAAATTCAAAAACAAATTGACGCTGGCTTAGAAGAAGATCGTAACCCTCCTTGGGTAGTAGCAGAAGAAGCACCAGCGCAATCTGACGCAGATCCAGACGCACCAGCAGAATAGGTGAATAATGAACTATTCTTGGGAAATACTCAAGCTCACCACGCAAGAGGAAACGAGCTCTGATGGTTCCAGCCTTTCAGATTCTATTGTAAGAATTGACTGGAAACGCAGAGCTGTTGACGATGACGGTACAGAAGCAAGTTACAAAGGTGTTACCCATGTTTCAGCTTCAAGCACTTTGGCTGAAGATTTTATTGCACTATCTGCAGTACAAAAATCTCATGTTGTTTCATGGATTGAATCTAACATGACAGACGGTGATGTCGCAATCATGAATAAGACTTTGCAGGATAAGATAAATACTAATAGAGCAACAAGGAGTTCTTTTAAACCTGCTTGGAACTAAGTGAATTTTATATTATGGAGTTAAGATGCATGATCTGTACACAGGAGGCCTAGCCACCTATGCCCTTAAAAGAGGCGGAACAATTAAACCGGTTATCCTGCCAACGGAAGTTTTAGGATCTCACGGCGAAACCGGTTTAATGAATCCATCTATTTTCCTTCATAAGGGAAAGATTCTTTTAAACATACGTCACGTCAACTATATTCTCTATCATTCAGAAGGTAAAAAGTATCCCCACCAGTGGGGTCCTTTGGTGTATGTACATCCAGAAAATGATGTGAGTCTTACAACATACAATGTTATGTGCGAGCTTAATAATGATTTAGATCTGCTCAATGCTCAGCGTGTGAATACATCTGCCTTCGATACTAAACCTACGTGGAACTTTATTGGACTAGAAGATTGCCGACTATTTGAGTGGGACGATCGTCTATTCCTATGCGGTGTTCGTCGCGACTGTTACGATGATAAAGGCAAAGGCCGCATGGAAATGCAAGAGATCGAGTTTATTGACGGTGAATGGAAAGAAGTGTCTCGTAATCCTATTCCTGCACCAAATGGTGATGAAAGTTATTGCGAAAAGAACTGGATGCCGGTAAATGATATGCCATTCCATTTTGTAAAATGGACCAATCCCACCCAGCTTGTAAAATATGATATTGAAGAAAGAACATGCGTAGATGTTGTTAATGATCCGGACAAATATAAAGAGTACAGTCAATTTGATTTTAGAGGTGGTTCCCAAGTAATTCGTATCAATGACCAGCAAAGAATGGCGATTGTTCATGAAACAAATCTACTACGAGATCCTTTTCAAAGAAAAGATGGTTGTTATAACCACAGAGTTGTAATATGGGATAATGATTGGAACATTGTTCATGTGTCGAGAAGTTTCCACTTTCTAGGAACATATTACGATCATGTAAAGAATACCGATTACAATATTGAGTTTGTAACCGGTGCTGCTATTTTAGATCAAGATATTTTGATTTCATTTGGTTGGCAGGATAATGCAACTTATATATTGAGAATGCCGCTTAAAGCATTTGAGAATTTCTTGAGAGGTTAATATGAAATTTGAAAACCTACATTTGTTAAATGATGTTGTAATGGATTATGATAATCCTGAGAAGATCTACAAACTTGCTTTTGAATATGATAAGCTTAAACAAGGCGCTGCAGCTTTTGGTTGGTATCTACGAGCAGCAGATATGTCAAAAGGTGACACTTTTGAATCTAAATGGCTTCAATATAAATCTATTCTTCGTGGTGCTGCAATCTTTGATAGAGCTGGTAACCGAGATCATACAACAGGTGGCTTATATAAGATGGCTATTCAAACTTTGCCTGAAAGACCTGAAGCATATTACCTGTATTCTAAATGGCAGATGGATAGAAGTGATTGGAGAGAAGCTTTAGTATATTCTAAGATGGGATTGAATTGCGACCACGATCCTATTGTAGACCCTGATCTTGACTATCCAGGTGTGCTTGGATTGAAATATGTAAATGCAATGTCTGAATGGAAAACAAACGGTAGAGATGATTCTAAGAATCTATTGTTCGATCTAAAATATAAGAATAAGCTTGACTCTGTTACAGATAATGAAGTAACTGGTGTTCTTAACAATATTGGCTATCCAAGTACATTGACATACACTCCAGAATTATACGAGAAATGGAGATGGAAGTTTGATGGCCAAGAATCAATTGAAAAGAATTATTCAAGACACTTCCAAGATATGTTCGTTTTGGCCTTTACAAATGGTAAGAAACATGGTACATTTATAGAAATAGGTTCAGGACATCCTGAGCTTTACAATAATACTCTGCTTCTTGAAAAAGATTTTGGTTGGAAAGGATTGTCAGTTGACAACTCAGAAAGATTCTGTTCTCAATTTTCGAGATCGAGAAATACTACTATCATACAAGCAGAAGCAGATAAAATTGATTACAACATGTTGTTTAAATCAAATTGCGTAGAAAACTTTGTTGACTTTATTAGATATAATGCAGACTCTGCATCTATTACTGCTCTTCAAAATACACCTTTTGATAAGTATGAGTTTACAGTAATTCAAGTTCAGCACAATGCATGTTGGTGGGGAGACGAGATGAGAGCTAAGTCTCGTGAAATATTGAGCAAGATCGGTTATGTTCTATTTGTACCTGATGTTGCAATTAACGAGACAGATAACTATGAAGATTGGTGGATTCATCCAGGATTCCTTACACCAATGAATGAGAGAATGAAAGCTCCAGAAGATACAAACTTTGCTTGGAGATATATGATGAAGGAATATAGAGTATGAGAGTAGTTGTAGTTACCGGTGGATTTGATCCACTTCATTCAGGACATATCGCTTACTTTAAAGCTGCTAAGGAACTAGGTGATATTCTTTGTGTAGGTCTTAATAGTGATGAATGGTTGGTTCGTAAAAAAGGCCGGCCATTTATGCCATTTGAAGAACGCAAGGCAATTGTAGAAAACATCAAATGTGTTGGTAATGCTTTCGGTTTTAATGACGACGATAACAGCGCTATTGCTGCAATTCAACATGTAAAAGATATGTTTCCACGTAATTCTGAAATCGTGTTTGCAAATGGCGGAGATCGTACTAAAGACAATATTCCTGAGATGGTATTTGATGATGTAGAATTTGTTTTTGGCGTAGGTGGCGAAGATAAAAAGAATAGCTCATCATGGATTCTATCTAACTGGGACAAACCTGAAACGCAACGTCTTTGGGGTAAATACCGAAACCTTGATTCTAATGGGCATTGGAAAGTAAAAGAACTTACTATTGATCCTGGTAAATCATTAAGCGATCAAAGGCATTTTGCAAGATCTGAGCATTGGCATATTGTTGATGGCAAACTTGAAATGAACCTTGAGTTTCAGAGTGGATATAAGACTTCAAAAGTTTACTCAACCGGCGAAAGCATCGACATTCCCAAGAAATCGTGGCACAAAGCTACTAATGTAGGTGAAAATGCTTGTAAGGTGATTGAAGTTTGGATGGGAGATACTTTGTCTGAAGAAGATATTGAAAGAAGATAATCACGTTTCTTTATAAATAAGAATGAAATGTCTTTAATCCCAAAAAAACAAGGAGAAAGCGAATGGCTTTTCAATTATCTACTGCGGTAAGAAACGCTACATTGGCCGCTATTGAGACTACTGTGGGAACATCACCCATTCTAACTATCTCAACGGACAACCCACCTACAGACTGTGCTACAGCAAACACAGGTACAGTTCTAGCTTCAATGACTCTACCTTCTGACTTTATGCAGGCTCCAGCGGGTGGTGTAGTGCAACTCTCAGGCACGTGGCAGGACCTTTCTGCAGATGCAAGTGGTGTTGCAGGTCACTTCAGAGTTTTTGACAGCACAGGGACTACGTGTCATATGCAGGGAACTATCACAGCTACTTCAGGTGGCGGTGACATGGAGCTTGACAACACAAATATTGCAATCGGTCAGCAGATCCAAATTACAGCGTTTACGATTACAGCCGGCGGAGCATAATACAAAATGGTAAAGTTGGTCAACCGAGCAAAGGAGACCACCTCTACCACCGGCACAGGTACTCTTACATTAGACGGAGCTGCCGGTTCGTATCAAAGTTTCGCTGCCGCAGGTGTTACGAACGGCGACACTATTAGTTACGTAATTGAGGATGGCAACGATTGGGAAATTGGTTCCGGCGTCTATTCAGACGTGGGTTCCATCACACTTACGCGCACCGTAACAGAAAGCTCTGACGGTGGTACTGCTCTTAATCTTACAGGTAATGCACAAGTATTTGCTACAATTTTAGCAGGTAATATTTTGCAGCCTGAAGATGATATTGCATGGACAGGTGAGCAAACTTGGACAGCAACAAATACTAGCTGGGTTAAAATCGATGGATCCACTGGGTGGATGACCATAGATGAAAATAACCGTTTGCAATTTGGTGCTAATACATCAATACCTGACGCTCATATGTTTACAACTGGTTCTGGTTTTGGAATCCTTACCAATAATGGAGATATGAATCTCAACCAGACTGGCAGTTTTTCTGCAGGTACGCATGGCGATGTCAATATTAGAGCTAGAAATTCAGCAGACAATGGATTAGCAACTTACTTTAAAGCTGAAGGTGCTTCAGGTTCTGCTAAAATTATGTATGATGGATCTGAGGTAATTGCTACAGTAAGTGGTGGTATTACTCTTACAGGTACACTTAACTCTCATACTATTCCAGCTGGTTCTGGAACGTTTGCTCTGTTAAGTGACATTAACTATCCTCCAGAAACAAACGATCTTTCATCTGTAGTAACATGGGACATAGTTCCTGATGCTTACGTATCTAATACGAGTGTTACACAGCACCAAACTGATCTTAGAATTACTGAGAGTCAGATTACAGACCTCCAAACCTACGCAACACAAGCAGCTCTTAATACTGCAGTTACAAACTCATCTAACTGGGATACTGCATACAGCTGGGGCGACCACGGTGTCGAAGGTTATTCTACAATCACCTATGTAAACACTAAGACCGCAAACTCAGCCAACTGGGATACTGCATACAGCTGGGGTAATCATGCTTCACAAGGATATGCTACAACGACTGCTCTAAATACTGCAGTTACAAACTCGTCAAACTGGGATACAGCCTATAGTTGGGGAGATCATGGTGTTGAAGGATACGCAACAACCTCATATGTAGATACAGCAGTAGCGGGTGTGGTAGATTCAGCACCAGCAGCGCTTAATACTCTTAATGAGTTGGCTGCTGCTTTAGGTGACGATGCAAACTTTGCAACTACGACTGCAACTAATATTGGCACAAAACTTGCTAAAGCTTCAAACCTATCAGATCTAACTAATGCTGCGACAGCAAGAACTAACTTAGGTTTAGGAACTGCTGCAACTACCGCATCTACAGATTATGCAACGGCTGCCCAAGGCACTAAGGCAGACACAGCACATGGCTGGGGCGATCATGCACAGGTTGGTTACTTAACAAGCCAAACATCTCATGCCGACGTAGTTGTTGACGGCGACTTTGGTTCTCAAGGACTTATGAAAAGAGGAGCTTCGGCTGGTTCCTACTCTATTGTTACAGATAATAGTGCTAACTGGAATACTGCATATAGCTGGGGAGACCATTCGACACAAGGTTATCTTACAAGTTATACTGATACAAACAACTATGCGTCAAGTCTATCATTTAATACTACAAACGGAATATTAACTGTTAATAGATCTGGCTTAACAGCTTTAACTGTGGATTTAGATGGTCGTTATCTTACATCCCAAACTTCACACGCTGATGTAGTTGTTGATGGTGATTTTACATCGCAAGGTCTTATGAAACGAGGCTCAACTGCAGGTTCCTACTCTATTGTTACGGACAATAGCGCAAACTGGAACACGGCATATGGCTGGGGAGACCATTCGGCTGCTGGATATCTAACGTCTGAATCATTTACAAGTCTTGTACAAGATACTACTCCACAGCTTGGTGGTGCTCTTGATACAAACGGTAATCAAATCAATTTTGGTGACAGCAATGGAAGTACCACTAATATGTTAACTTTTGGTGCTTCAAATGATCTTAAAATCTATCACTTTGGTAACACTTATATAGAAAATATAAATTGGGATCTTACAATTCGTAACAGTGCTAATGACTACGATGTTAAGATCCAAACTGATAATGGATCTGGAGGCATTGCTAACTACTTTGTAGCAGACGGATCAACTGGTGCTGCTGAAATGCATTGGGGTGATTATAGCACAAACGGTGGTGCCGATGGTGGAGTAAAGTTAGCAACAAACGCAAGTGGTGTCACAATAACAGGTACAGCTACCGCAACAGCATTTAGCGGTGATGGTAGCGGTTTAACAAACCTGAGCGCCATTTCTAATGTTGTAGAAGATACGACACCACAACTTGGTGGTGATTTAGATTCAAATAACAAGCATATCCGCATGGGAGACTATGATTATATCTATTTTGGCGCTGGTAGCGACATGGAAATCGCGCATGAGTCAAACTACGGCGGAAACAACGTTATTAGATCGCTAAATGAATCATTGTATATTCAAGCGCAAGATTTGTTTATTCAAAATGCATCTAGTCAAGAAATAATTAAAGCAAGCTCTACGGGTCAAGCTATAATTAGCCATGCGGGTAGCTGGAGATTATTAACTCAATCTGATAGAACAGATGTTGTTAATGGTTATTTAAATTTTGGCGGTAACGTAGATGCTACTTTCAGTGATACATCTTCTATTAATATGGGAGCTGGCGGCCTTGTTAATATTCTTGGAACAAACACTCAATGTCCCGATTTAGAGATTCAACATTTAAATAGCAGTGGCTATATTAGAAGTTGGCACGGAGATCTTGTATTATGGGCAGCAGGAGTTGGAGCTTCTCATGATGTAAGAATCTTAGGATCTCGATCTGATAATTCATATGGTGGCTCAGAATATTTCAAAGCTGATGGATCTAGTGGTGAGGCTCAGCTTTTCCATTACGGAACGCAAAGATTTGCTACAAAATCTACTGGTATTGAACTTAAAACTACTACAGGATCTGCCGGCGCCGTTACAGTAACAAACGGCACTGATACACTCCAAATTAATACGAACGTAAGCGGGTATCAAATTATCTCGTCAACTGGAGAAATGCAGGTTAGCATGGGTGACTGGACTATAACGTCTGTGTCTGGTGAGCTTATATTCTCTCACAGCGGTTCTAATAAAATGAAAATAGATTCCAACGGTAATCTAACAGTGACAGGTAACGTGACCGGTTATGGAACAGTCTAATGGCTCTACAAGCATCAGGTGCAATTTCTATCAATGACCTGCACATAGAAGCTGGAGGTACCAGTGGAACTCTGTGTACTCTTAATGACCAAGATATTAGAGACCTTATAGGTAAAGCTTCTGGTTCTGCATCTAGTTTCAACCAGTTTTATGGTGCATCTGCTGGCTTCACTGTTTCTACAAACACTCAAGAGATGGATCTTGCAACTTATGCTACTGCGCAAGGCTGGGATGGAACTTCTGCCGTAACCTTAAATATATCTTCTGGAGTTTATGTTTGGTCTAATGATATTAATGGCGCAGGATTGACTATTGCTGGATCCTTCCCAAACGGTGTTACTATTAATAATGAAGGCTATATTATAGGTAAAGGTGGTGCCGGCGGTGGTGCCGGTAATGGCGGTAATGGCGGCGATGCTATTATCATAACTACGTCTGATTCTGTTACTATTAATAATTTAGCCGGTGCCTTCATCGCAGGCGGCGGTGGTGGCGGAGCAAGCTCTAGTGCAGCCTATGGATGGAGAGCAGGCGGCGGTGGTGGTGCAGGCGGCGGATCTGGAGGACCTTCTGGTAATGCTGGTGGATCAGTTGGAAATGTAGGAACAGATGGTCCTAACGGCGCTAGAGGTACGGAAGGCGGTCACGGCGGTGGCGCAGGTGGTGGTTCTGGAGTAACATTCTGGGATGAAGGCACGAGCTTTAATGGTGGCGGGGGCGCTGGCGGACGTATTTTGCCAGGCACTGGAGGTACTGGTGGTTTTTTAAGCAATGCTGGATCTGGCTCAAGTAATAGTATTTCTGGCGCAGCGGGCGGTTCTGCGGGAAATCCAGGCACTACCGGCGGATC